CTTTACAAATTGCTTTATCGGGGGTTTTAGAGCAATCGATGTTATGCATGTCTTGCTGCCCCTTAGAGCGGGCACAGAAGGACTTTCTGCGCTTAGAATCCTTACTACCTGGTTTTGGATTACCAGTTACAGCAGTCTTAAGTTTGGAACCTGGGTTCTCGCGGCGATATGCCTTAACTGCTGCGGGACTCATACCATCAGTTTTATCTGACTTGTTGACTTTTTGCCAATCTTCCATTACTCGATCAAAGATTGGTCGTGGGTTGGCATTTCCAACCTCTTCGCTTGATGCTGTTGTGTTAGATACAACAGTTTCTTCAATTCTTCTATTGTTTTGTTCTGGTCCTTTGGTTGGCCAGGTTGGTGACTGTTCTGCAAGTTCTGCTCTCCAGTTCGATACTTCGTAATGTGCTAACTGAAGTTTCTTTTTGCTATCACTTTGTGCTAAAGGTAATTCAATACCACCACCCATTCTTTTTAAAGCAGCACCAGCTGCTCCCTGTTCTCCACCAGTACCTTGCTTCACTAGGTTTCTGATCTTGTTCATTTTCTTGAGCTTATTGTGAGCTCCAGGGTTGATATCCATACTTGGGTTACCCTCACCAAGTAACTCACTGCCAATACCCTTTGATGGTTTCAATGGTTCTGGTTTGATAATATCAATAAATTCAACGTAATGATTCCCATTTGCGTCCTCAATGGAAACAGACTCTTTTTTCACGCAGCGGTTGTATGTTTTGCCAAAGAGTTTTTGACTTCCTTTTTTCTCATAACCTTTCCAACACTTCTTGGATGCTTCATCCATATACCCTGCAGCAGCATCCGTATTATGCTCAGTATCAGTAATTTTTGCTTGGACCCAAGCGGGAATATTACGTTCTTTCTTACCTAAAGCTTTTCTTAGTTTAGCGATGTTTCTCTCAGATTTCTTTAACTGAGATTGTGCCATAGAAACTTCGTGATCTTTTTCTTCGTTAGTGCTTTCTCCCCAATTAGCAGCACCAACTTTGCGACACTTTACAAGTGCTCCAGAAGCATAAGCACTTGGCCAAACGCTATAGCGTGATTTGACCTTGTGATAGCAGGCATCTTTTTTTCCGCTACCTTTGCCTGGTTTATCTTTTACTTCTTGGAGATCCATGTCGCCTTCTGGGGTGTAATCAGTTTTAACATATGTTGGTTTTGCAGCGCCTGACTTTTCAGGTTGATTTGGATCACTACGGCGCTTTCTTGCCTGAGCAGCAAGTCTTTCTTTTTTACTCATTGAAGCACGCTTTTCAGATGATACACATTTAGGAGTAGCGGTTTCCCCCTTCTCTCTAGCACATGCATCTCCATCTACAACATCAACCCAACCAGGTTTTCCATCTTTCGATTTACTTTGGAACCACTTACGTAGTCCCTCCTCATCAAGTTTCTTTTTGCGTCCTTGGCAATGAGCACGTTGCGAAAAACCTTTTGGTTTATCACAGTCGATTGACTTTTTGTACTTCTCAGACCAACCTTCACTTACAGATCCGCCATCACCGTTACCATTAGAGTCTCCGTTGGAGTCTCCATTACCATTCTTTTTGGTTTCATTCTCTTCGTGCTCATCATCTTTCATCAAATACCCAGAGCGCATTACATGCCATCCCTTAGGTATTTTCTTACACTTTTTGTCAGTGTAACAATAGTAATATCCTTGTTTACAGGATTTTTTCATCAATCAGCAGAATCTGACGTATTATTATTTAGGAATCCTTGTTTGAGTAGTTTAGATAACTCTGTTGTTGAACCTACAAATAGAGCATTATTGGTGACATTATTTGTAGTTTTTGGAGTATCCTCCTCAATATCTTTTAATTTCTTTTGAAGATCAATTAGTTTGTCTGTTGTGTCTGCAACACTTTTGATAAGTTGACCAGCAACTTCATATGCTCTTGGACTTGCTCCTTCACCAGCAAGTTCCATGATTCCATTAATAGCTTCCTGACCCTTTTCAATTAAGGAATATAAATTAGCCCTTGTATACTCATAGTCTTTTTTTATATCACCAGAAGAGTCTTTTTTAATCTCTATTTTTTCTGTTTTAACTGGTTCTACTTCTACTATTTTTGATTCAGTATTAAGAGCTAAATCTAAACTTTCAAATTCATCTTTCATAGTAAATAAACTCACAAATCTTGTCCCAATGATCTATTTGCGCTCCTAGAATCTGTAAAAAATTCCCAATCCTCCGAGAATCCAAAATCGTCAGACGGACCAAGAAGTGCATCATCTACTGTATTAATTACACCATCATTGTTCTTATCCTCAAGTGCCTTTGGTGTTACCGTATATCTTACTTCACGAGTTGCTCTTACTCTATCGGTATTAGTATAAGTATCAACTTGTACTTTCTTGATGAGTCCATCTGTAGTATCTGCGATTGGACCAAAGATGTGTGTTTTTGCTGTAAATGATAAGGTATAAATCAGTGCTCTTCTGGTGGAGAAATCACCCTCATAGTCATCAGTAAATGATACATTATTCAGTACTACTGGCACATCTCTTTTTTCACCAATAGCATCCACAAGATCGATAGTCAAATTTAGTGATGGTTGAAAATAGGGTAAAATTTGTTCAACAATCTGTAAAGCATCGTCATTCAACTTACAATAAATTGATAACTCAAAACCAATATTATATGGGACTGGCATAAAAACTTTTTTTAAGTTAACGCCATCAGATGCCTTAAATGTCTGAGTTACACCAGTCTTTCTTGATGTATCATATTGTAGGGAAACCATCTCAAAAGACATCCTTGGTAGGGTGATAGCGACAGACTTATTAAGTTCTGATTGTTGTGTAAGTCTTGCTAAGAATTTTTGTCTTGGTGCATATGCTAGGGGAACACGCATTTCATCAATAACATTAGTATCATCTTTATCATAGTGTTTGATATAGATGTTATTGAATAAAGTTCCAAAACCAATAATGGTTTTTCTTATAATTTCGTGATAAGAGTAATTTCCTAGCATTAGTAATTTCCAAAGGGATTTCTTTCAGTAAAGTCTAGAATTTGGTCTGCTTCAAATTCTATATCATCGTTCTGTTCGTAATCATCAATATTTTCTACGGACGATACTGATGGAACGTCTCGCTTATTGATGTAGTTATCGATAACATATATAGCGGATGAAGAACTTCCAACAATTGTTTCCCCATTTAGGAACGTACCATTTTCAATAGAAATTTGGAGAATTCCATCTTCTGCGTCCCAACGCTTAACTCTTGCCTTAGTTCCAGATGTAGACCCAACGACTTCTTCGTTGTACCAGAAAGTACCAACTCCAGATACTACTGGTGGATTTCCAATGGTAACAATTGGTGGTGTTAGATATCCAGATCCAGGATCATCAATTCTAATGTAATCGATCGCGTTATTTGTATTATTCAATATGGCAGTTCCTCTTGCGGTAGTAAATCCAGTAGCGAAATCTCTATCAGTTACAGTATTAGCAATACTTACAATTGGTGGATCAGTATATCCAATACCAGCCTTTGTTAAAGTAACTGAATATACAGTTCCAGCAACGCTAACATTTGCATATCCCTCTGGAACTTGACCAAGAGGAGATGCGACAGTTACCGTTGGGTTTGTAATATATCCAAGTCCCCTGTCAGTTATATTAAATCCACTTATTTTTCCGTCTTCATTGATTATTGCTGTTGCTGCTGCAACAAAGTCTGTTGCCACTCCAGTTGGAGATGAAATAGTTACACCAGGAGAAGTCAAATATCCAGCACCAGTATAACCCAACTGTATTGAGGTAAGTAGACCATCAGATACACTTGCTATTCCAGTAGCAACAAAGTTTGATGGTCCACCAATTGGTGGGTCAATAACCGCAGAAACGATGGAAGTTACAATACCAATTAGAGTTGTACTAGCATTGTCCAGTGATGTTACATATCCATTTGATATGGAGCATCCAACACTAATTGAGTTTAGAGAACCAATAGCATCAGATTCAAAATCATCAAATATCACAGTATCTGCATCGGCAACTGGTGTTGATCCAGGAACTGTTGTTGATCCAGCACCAATTGCATTTGCTGTAGCAAAGAAATCATCAATATAAATTCCACTGTTTAAAGTATTTTTTACCTTTGGTGGAGTTATATTTGCATTAGTGATAAGTTGTGCTTCTGGTCCAGCTGCTCCCAAAAATAGACTTTGGGCTTGTCCACCGTCAACATATAATTCAAAACTTTGAGTCCCAAATTGAAATTTTGATTGTAAATGTAAATAATGCCAATTTTCATCTAGTGCATTAATTGATGTGTTTATTATTGCTGTTGTTCCAATTCCTACTTCAAAATTTCCATTATCATTTACCCTAAAATCAATGTCTCTTGCTAATACTCCATTAGATGATGAATTTAGCTCTATAAAAGTTGTAATTCCAGAAACGTATGATGGAACCTTAGCAAAAAACTGCACTGACCCACTATATCCAATAGAAGTTACCGTGGATACAGTTGGGCGAGTAAGATTTCTATCTGGAACAGCATTTATAGCTCTCCAAGAATATGATCCATATTTAGAATCTACTGCATATCCTTGACTCAGTGATAAGAAATCGATAGTTAATGTTGGGGGAGCTAAGTAATATCTTCCAGCACTTGTAAGGGAATATGAGAATGTAGATATTCCTCCAGAAGTTACTAAGGTTGTATTTGCGGTAGCAGTAGATGCAATTCCTGTTGGATTATCAAATGTTAAAGTTGGATCAGTTAAGTAATATCTTCCAGATGATGCTATGGATATACTTGATATCTTTTCTCCGTAGACTGATCCACCAACTGCTGTAACAAGAGCTGTTGATCCAACTCCTGTTGGAGCACTTATAGTAAGAATTGGAGCAACGCTATAACCAACACCAATGTTTGTGGCAGTCAATGTTGATAATTGATCATTAGCAGCAACTGCTGAAACAACTGCGGTTTGGAATCCAACCGAATTTGGTTCAGTAAATGAAACAGCAATTTTTTTACTTGGTGAGAAGTTAGTTCCACCTTCAGTAATTACAACTCTATCGACAGCGTTGTTTATA